CTCCGCGAAAGCGTCAAGCGCATCATGAATGAGTAAATAAAAAGCGAGCGGCCGCCCCTACAAGAACGCCGCTCACTTCCACCCCGAATGAGGTGAGCGGGAAGCCTTACTCCCTCCACCTTAATTATAATAAAGTAAGGCTGAAAAATCAAGAAGAAACGTGTGAAGATTTATTGCCGTCAAATCGACTTGTATCCACAGACTAAGCCGTGGGGATGCACTAAAACAGAAGGGTAGCACGCAATGTGCTACCCTTCTGTTTTTATTTTTTATTGCCGATATCATCAGTGCTATCTTTTAATTTTTTTATGCCCGAAGTAAGCCACGCCGGGACCGGGGCGCCCAGTGCCTGTGCATTTTCTGCAATAGATCCAATTTCAGTGAAAATATACCACATCGTTACCAGCGGTCCGAAAAGCGTATCGTATGTAATCGGCAGCTCTACGCCGAGGCCCTGCATTCCGATTTTCAGCGCCAAATCGCACATGAACGCGGCGACAACGGCCACTATCTCGCCGACCTTGTGCCAGCGCCCTTCGCGGGATCGTGCGCTATTCCATTTATCATCCTTCTTCGCGGCGCAAGAGCCGGTGATCCAGTCGATGATTATCAAAATCAAAAAGAGAATCACTGCCCAGCCAGCCCAGCCGATCACCCCTGTGATGATCGCCGCAAGGGCCGTCGCTGCCGCTTTGATCTCGGTGATCTTATCCGGCGCATTCATCATTTCTCGCTCCTTTCGAAGTACCTGCGCATGATTTCCATCACGCGGACCATATCCTCGGTGATATCCAGCTCGGCGCCGCCCTTGCCGAGCAGTGCGCCCGCATCCACATAGCGCTGCGCCATGCCGCGGTAGGGCTGCGGAATATCCTCTATCGTTTTCCATCTTTCCATTTCGTCATCACTCCTTTTTTTAATATATCTTTTTCCGGCTGCGGTGCATATGCCTCGGGCAAGTGCCTCGCCTATGGCTTCTGTGTTGTCGATGATCCACGCCGCGAGGGCGGCGTCATCGTGAAATTCGCATTCACAATAGAGGCACTGTGCCTTCGTTTTTGTGATCTCGCTGTATTTCGCCTCGCGGATGCCGTAGACAGAATGATACGGCGTGATCTCGTCGAGCGCCTCAAACACCGGACGCGCCAGCGGCTCCCGCTCCGGCAGCCGTGATACAAATACAACGCAGCCACGGCCGCCGCCGGCGTTCGTGTGGATGCAAACATGCAGATCGGCGCCCCACGCATTTGATTCGCGGATCCTCTCATACATGGCGTTGCTGCCGTCAGCAAAATTCGTGCGCACTTCGAAGCCGCAGCGTTCGAGCGCCGACTTACACGCAGCGGCTATTTTGCGGCACTGCACCGCCTCGTTCGTGCCGCCGGCGGCGTAAAGATTTCGGATCTGATCCGATGGTGATAAATAGATTTTTTTCATTTGTTTTTCCTCACTTCCACCGCCCAATGGCGTGATACGCTATGCGCGGGTTGTAAATTGTTCCTGCGCTCGGTCGCAGGAGGCTGAAAGCGGGTGCGTGTGTTAACTCGTTGACATTGTTGCCGACATCGGCAGCAAGCCATGCATCGCCGTTGCCGCCGATGTACTGCGCGGTGACGGCCGGCGCGGCTTTAAACTCAAACGGATACTTTCTGCCGTTTTTGTTTACGTCCGTCCCCATCCATCCGCCGTAGTAAACACTGCCCCACGCGGACTTTATCTCTACCATACTATCACCGAAAACACCCCAGCATTCGGCGAGGCCGGAGGCATACTTTGCCCAGCTCCACCGCCCCGTTGTGCCACGCGCCACAACGTAGTCGGCCGGTGAGGCTTTGCCACTTCCGGCGAGAGTCGTCGCCTTTCCAACCCGGTCCGTGAGCGTTACCGGCATGTCGCCGCAGGTGTAGTGATAGCGGTTATCGTCCGCGCTAATTCGCACACATGTAATTTCAAGGACGTTTTCGCCGTACTTCGGGCCACCTTCCCAGTACATTTCAACGGTATCATGCACATGGTATTTTTCGGTCGACAAAAACTCCGCTTTGTGGCTGCCTCGATTTTTTTGAAAAGTCCTTACTGCTGTTAGCCGTGAGTCTTCATCATCGCTGGCTTTGACGTATAGCCACTTTCCTTGCAGTCGATCTGTGGGCTCTATATCAGTTTTGATTTCTCCCCACTTACTGATATAGTAGTCCTCAATCGATCCGTCAGCTGCGATAACACTTACTTTAGATGCAATATTGTTATCGTGCGCCTGCTCTACCACCTCAGCGGTGTTGTTATTGTAAATGATTTTGCGTTTTTGCGGGCTGTTTTTTTCAAGTATAATTCTCAGCCAGCCAGCACCCAAGACGGAAAAACGGCAGCTCACTCCCAGCATTTCGGCGTTTCCTTCGCTATCGAAAAGTGCTATATCATTTTTTTGTATATAGTCTTTAAGATTGTACATCTGGTTTTCGTCAACTGAGGGAGCTATAAACGGCGTCTCGGTGTTTGCATCTACAGAAAGATATGGCATCGAGAAAAGTGAATCTTTGCAGTTGCGAAATTCATTTCTGATTTGCGCTTGCAAAAACTGCTCTATAGATGTATACTCGCCCGAAAAAAACAAGGGCCTATCAAATACATTTATTGCAGGAATCACACTGATTTCCGTTTTTCCATCTTCAATGATAATACTTTTAATTATCCATATCCCATCCTCTGCGCAGAGCCAATTACCCTCATTTCCCGCAGCTTTTGTTCCTGCGATCACTACGGTTCCCTGCTCTTCAGTGCTGGCCTCTAAAGGCAATTCATAGCTTATGGCTTCCGCGGCAACAACGATTTTAAATTCTCTCATTGATAAAATGTATACCAGCATTTTTACACCCCTTTAAAAAATGCATATACGTTGACTTTTACTTGATCGGCTGCGTTGTACGTTTCCGTTGTTATCGAAAATTCGAGCGCGTTGCTGCCATCAAGCGGGCGGGCATTGCTCGGGAGCCCTTTAGCCAAGCCCAAAAACGGCAGAGCAATATCTCCCATTTCTGATGTGATTTCCCCTGCAGCATCTTTTTTTAGTATGTAAAAATCGTTTGGCACCATTGAAACAAGTAGGCTTTCTCCCGCCGCCAGTGGGAGCGACGGCGAAAACCAGAGCAGCCAAGCGGCGTTTTTTGGAGCTTCAGCTCCTGACTCCACCGCTAAAAAATTCCCATTTTTATACGGAAGATTCATCACGCCGATGCTCTGCGCCGACGCTGCTTTGAATTCCACAGTGCAGTACAGCGGTAGATGCCCAGCAGGATATACCTTTGCCTCCCAAATTCCTATGGTTTTGCCTGTCGCCGATGTACCTGATCGGCCTGCCATTGTTAATGCCCACACGCGCTGCCACGGCGCGAGGCAAACGGCAGATACCGTGCATTCCAGCCAGCGGGTTTTGGTGAGCTCAGTTTTTGTGATCGATCTCAAGCTGATTTTACGGCGATACTCAATGCTCGCCTCATCAGGCCGATAGCAAAGATACCACTGCTCAGCTGAGTAAATCGTATCTAAAAAAGCCTGATATTCCGCATATGGGGATGCCCCCGTAAAATTGAGTGTGAATGTGATCGTCTGCTGCGGCTCATAGCGATTATCAGTCGAGCCGAAAAAGCCTCCGCCGTAGTCTGCCAGCTTCGGCGCCGAGCTGATGCCAAGCCCTGCCGGATCCGTAAGCCATATATCCTGCTCGCCGTTGAGCTCTACCCTGATGCCGTCGGAGCTTTCAAGGCCGAATTTTCTTACAAAGCCATTCATACCGCACGCCCCAGTTCTTTGTTTACCTTTGTGATCAAATAATCAACCTCCGAATCGCTAAGCTGTTGAGTATTTACCGTGATATTGTTTACGATGTTTGTACCTCCGCCACCGATAGCAGCGGTGGGAACGCTTCCGGCGAGGCGGCCGGTGATACTAAAATCCGTGTTCATCGCGTCGATGCCTTCGGCGTCCGCCTTGATCTGCGCGATGGTCGCATCGAATGCTCGCCGCAGCTTCGGGCCGCCTGCGTCGACGCCCGCCACGCCGCCGAGCATTACATTTTCAAAAATGTCCTCGCTCCACTTTGATGGCGAGTGCGTATCGAATCCTTTACGGCCGGTGAAAAGACTCTTGAGATCACTCAGCCAGCCGGTGATTTTGTTCCAAAGCCAGCCGGTGCCATCCTGTATGCCTTGCCACAAACCCCGCACCATGTTTAACCCTACCTCGGCGAGGCTGCCGACGAGGGTGCCGAATCCGTTGAGTATTTCAATCACCACCTGCGGCAGCTTGCCGATGAGGTACGGCAAGTTTTGAATAATGCCCGTAGCCAGAGCTACGATCAGGTCGATACCGAAATCCAAAAACTCCGGCAGTTTTTCAACAAGGTTTTCCACCATGTTCTCCACCGCCGTCTGCAGCGCCTCGTCAGCGCCTTCCGCGCCATTCATAAAATCGACAAATGCGCTTATTACCTCGGAAATTGAGGGGAGAAATTCGGCGATGAGCTGATTTTTCACGCTGCTTACCGCGCTACCGAGCTTCGCCAGTGTTTCATCCATCTGTGCCTGAGCTGCGTTGGCGGCGATGATCTCGGCGTTATTCGTCTTGAACGCCTCGGCGGCATCGCCATAGGCTGCCGTGAGGGTGTCCGTAATCAGCGTATTCCGCTCCTGCTCGCTGCTGCAGGCGGCAAGCTTGGCATTGAAATCGTCCTCGGAGAGCCCCACCCAATTCAGCGCGTCGGCGAGTGCGCCGGTGACCTTGCCCACCTTTGCAGTTTCGTTCGACGCTTCGATGAGGCTGTTGATAGGAAGTGCATCGCCGAAGGTGCCGACGACGCCGGCGGCAATATCGGACCAGTTCGCCACATCCTCGGTGCTCGTCGCAAGCTGCGCGAGGAGCTGCGCGGACTCCGTCGCGGTGTCGCTGTCGCCGAGGATCGCGTAGAGCGAGGTATAAGCCTGCTCGGCCGTTCCGGCGGAGTGCCCCGCGGCCTCGAATGCCGTATTAAGCTTTGCCTGATTCTCGCGGTATTCCGCAGTTTCCTCCTCGAGCTTGAGGAGGCCGACTACTACGGCCGCGGCAGCAGCGCCCACGGCCGCGAAGCCTTTGCCGGCTATGGGCAGCGCTTTGCCGAGGCCGGTGTTTGCCAGGCTTAGCGCATCCAATGCCTCCGCGAGGCCGGGCACATTATGCGCCGCCTCTTTCAGCTTTTCTACATAATCACCAAGCTTTTTCTTGGCATCGCTCACTGCCTCTTCGGCTTTTTTTACTGCGGAGGTGTACTGCCGATGCTCCTTGTTTACCTGCTCCAGCTGCTCCTCGGTTTTTTTCAGCTCGATGCGGGCAGCGTTGAGCTGCTGCTTATACTTGTCCGCTGCGGCACTGTCCGCCCCATAGGTTTTCACCATCTTGGCATGCATGGCCTCAAGGGCACGCACCTTTTCGCGCTGCTGGTCGGCCGTTTCCGTCAGAATTTTCTGCTTTGCGGCAAGAGCGGCCGTGCTTTGCTCATTGTTCTTAAATTCGGCAGTGCAGGCGGCCATATCAGATTTTAGCGTTTTGAGATTGCTGTTTACAGCCTTCATCTGATCGTTAAATTCCTTTTCACCGCCGAGAATCAGATCTGTCGCTATGGTTCGAGTTGCCACGGATCGTTCACCTCCTCCGTGCGTGTTTTAGGCGTAAGGATCGCCATCATATCGAAAAACTCCCCCGGGGTCAGGCGGAGGGCGTCTCGGGGGCTGTAGTGGAGCTGCGCAGCCGCTCGAGCCAGGAACACAGCTCTGAGACCCCCTGCGCTATAGCTTTTTTTGTTGCTTCCCTCTCCTGCAAAATCAGATTTATTTCTTCGGGCTCACCGTCGTCCTCAATTTCGCGGCGGAATCCCTGCTCGAGGGCAGCGCGGACCACTGCACGAAGCTGCGTGGCATCATGCGGCGTCGCGCAGGTCCTCAGCTCCTCCGCCTCGAGCATTGCTCTCGGCTCGTGGCCCATGTATCGGGCGATGAGCTCGCCCTGCTGTGCCATGCGCGCGGCAAGCCAGCAGCAGTTTGCCCAGCCCTCATTTGTGGGTTCAAAGATGTGTGTCGCGCGGATGATATCATCGGTAACACCGAATTTATCGTACAGGGAAAAAAGCACTTCGGCCGTAAAACGGAGATCGTATTTTTTGCCCTTAAAATCTAAATTTGTGCTTATCATTTCTTCCTCCGCCCGCTCGGGCTAATTCTGAAAACAGGCAAGGTGTATCGCCTTGCCTGTTTATTTTATACCGCGGGAATCGTATAGGTGAACTGCGTGGTGATGAACGCCTCTGCCTCGGCTTCCGTCGCGTATTCCTTCCTCACACGCCATGCGCCGCTTAGATCCGGCATGATGAAAAACGATACTGCATTCATCTTGGGGTTGAAATCGTTTTTCTTCGTATCCGCCTCCGTTTTTTCGCTGTTAAGCAGCGGCTGAACTTTGAAAAGAAATGTCGCGCGGTACACTTTCGACTTATCGCTTTTCAGCAACGGTTCGATAAATCCGTAGCCTCCGATCGGCGCCACATCGTCAGCCTTGCTCTCCTCGCCGTTTTCAGCGCTGTATGTATGGCCGAAAAGCTGCGATGTGATCTCGAGATTGTTGAGCGTGGTCTCCACGTCTGCCTGCGCACTCACAAAGCTCTCTCCGCGCAGGAGGGCGACATCGTCGCCGTAAATCTCGCTCGATGCGGACGTGATCGTGATGTAGCCTTTTACGGCTGCGCCCATGTCTACGATCGCATCATACTCAGGGTGTTTACCTTTGCTTTCCTTTTTTATCGGCGCAAAGTAGCTGCTGCGCATACCTACGGGCACCTGTACTTCTTTCAGTCCCATGTTTTCCTCCTTTAAAAATTCATATCGGCGAGGTGCTTATCCCACGCCTCTTGCATTGCGGCCGTGCAGGCCTCGGCCCCCTCCTCGTTTGCCGTCGACATCCAATGCCGGGCCTTGATTCGGGGTGAGCCGTATTCCAGCACATACCCCACCTCGTCGTTTGTGTTGGCGTATGTGCCGCCTTTTTTACGCTTGCTCGGTTTCTTTTTTCCCTTGCGCTTTCCGCGCGGGCCGAGGCGGATGAGCACGCCGTTTTTGCCTTTTTTGCGATTGATCTGCAGGCTATTAATCAGCTGCGGCTCTACCGGATCCATGAGCCCCATTCGCCTTATCACCTCTTGCTGCACAGTACGCAGTGCGGCCGCACCGGCTTCGAGGATTGTATACGCTGTTTCGTCATCGATTTTGGCGAGTTTTTCAAAATCTGCGATAAGCGTATCGATGCCGTTTATTTTTAGCCCGGCCATATCAATACACCTCTACCAGCAGGATACAGCGGCGTTTTGCATAATCATCGTCATAGCTGTCGGCCTGCACTTCATACGGCAAGTGCTGCTCTCGCAGCACTTTTTTTACATCGTTTACGATGCTGTCGGCGAGATCCTGATAGATGATATCGAGCTGCACTTGAGGCACATCCACTACCGTGCTATCGTCCGCAGCGAGAGTGGCGGCTCCGTAGCTGTGCCACACAATATACCGGTTTTCGCCTGCCGGTGCGGCAAGCTCGTATGTGCTCGGGCATACCGCTCGCAGCGCCGCATCAAGATCTTGCAATGTCATACGCCGCCTCCATTCTGCGCAGTGATAGTGTTGTCATCGGCAGGCTTAAGTCGTCCCACCCCTGCTGCGCCTGCACTATGCGGTATACGTGCCCATCGTCGGGGATGCAGTACATGTCGGCGCGGATCGCGCGGCCGTCAGGGACGCAGACCATCAAATCAATCTGAGAGCCCGCCTGCACGCTTTCCCAGAAGCGGGAATGATATACCTCCCTCTCGGCGTAAAGATGCCGAGAGACGGGCTGCAGCTTGCCCTGCAAGGGCGTCCCCGCGCTTAGCGTATACACATGCAGCTCCCGCTCGTAGATGTAGCTCATCCGCCCACCCCCGTCGCTGCGCTGACCTGCCTATCGCGCATCGCGCTGCGCAGCATCTCGGGCTTTGCAGCTCCGGTAACGCGGTTGCGGTACAGCCACGCGCCGTACATAGCGAGGAGATGTATATCGTCGCTTTCGTCGGCGCTGAGCGCTATCCGCGCACGTGCAAGATCTGCGGAGGCTGTTTTAAGGCAGCTGAGCATAAAATCCTCGATTTCGCGCGGAGGATTCAGCAAGCCCACATTTGCTTTCAAAATCCCCAGCGCTGCGGGGATAATTGCGGTTGATTCTGCCATCATTCTTTGTCCTCCTTGCGGTTTCGCTCGGCAGGGAATTCCCTGCCGAGCTTATTGAAATTACGCGGTTTTGCTGGTAACGGCGGGGAGATATCCTGCGGATGCTACGCGGCCGTCGGGTGCGATTTCGATTACCGTCACGCCGGCACCGTTCTTCGCTGCGAAGTTTCCGGAGCCCGAAGTGATCGGCGTCCACTCGGTTCCGGGCATCAGGCCGGGAGTTATCGCCACGGGTGCTCCTGCAATTGCAGCGAGCTTGTTGCTCGCAGATATCATGCCGGCGACGGTGAGCACGGTGGTATCCTTTGCGCTGCCGGCTGCAGAGGTGATTATCAGCGCATTGAGTGCGTCGTTTGCATAGTCGGGCTTAAAGCTCATCGAGGTTGTCACCTCGGTATTGTCATATGAGACTGCCACAAAGCTCTCGCCGACTGCGGGCTGGCCGTCGTAGCGCGCGGTACCCTTGAAAACGGTTTTATCCTGGATAAACAGGGGCAGGTCACTCGCGCCGAAGGTGCCGCCTTCGCGCTCGGCGAGGACGTACATATCCAGGTAGCCGCCCACGATCTCATTGTCCGGCATGAATTCCAGCGTGACGATTTCGCCGCCGACGATCGGCATCGTGTTTTCCATGCCGGCGACAAGCGCGGCGTTAGAGTTCATGTCCATGGACCTTATCATCAGATCGGTTTTCGTCTGCTCGTTCATAATCCAAGTACGAGCCCCGCGGGTTTTCTTCGGCTTTGCCTTTGCCAGCGCGGAGAGCAGCGGCGCGAAAAACTCGGTGCCGTTCTTGGTGGCAAGGTCGAGCTTCAGCACGTTGGTGCTGTGCAGATCGTTCCAAACGCCCTGATTCTCGCCCCAGTAATCGGGCTGGCTGTTCTGTGCGAGGCGAGTCACGAAGCCGACCGGCATCTTCGATGCGCGGCCGAGGCCATAGATTATAGCCTTGTCGACTGCGTAGCCGATTGCCTGGCCGAGCATGTACAGGATCTCCTCGCCGAGATTTATATCAGAATCCTCGAGGAGGTAGTTGTCGATGATTATCACGCCGCCGGCCTTGTAGCCGTCCATTTCGATTTCGCTCAGCGCGAATTCAAGCTCGTTCAGCGCACCGGACATCTCCATCCACACGCCTTCCGGGATATCGCCCATGATGTTCTGGCGGCTGCGGCCGCGGACGCGGCGCAGGCGGACACGGGTGATGAGCTTGCTATACTCCTCGAGATTATCGCGGATGATATCGAGCACCTCGGTCGGGATCGTCAGCTCGGCGCCGGTGGCACTGCGCTTGCCACTCGCACGGATGCCGCGGACGCGGCCGAGAAAATCCTTGACAGCGGGGCGAGAGTAAAATGCATCGCGGGCCTCGCGGCTGCCGAAGCAGCGAGAACGGCTGGTGAAATTCCGCGAGACAATCATCGCGGGCGCCGCACGGCGGCGAGCGGAACGACCTTCCCCGGCGGGGTCTCCGTTTCCTTCAGGGGGATCTTCCGGCCCCACCTGCGCTTCGAGCTCAGCTATCTGATCGTCAAGCTCCTCGATCTGATCCTGAAGTTCCGCGATGAGGTCATCTGTCTCGGTCTGCTGCTCGGCGAGCTCATCTACCTGTGCCTCAAGCTCGGGAGTGATCTCCTCCAGCTCGTCCACTTTTTCCTGCAGGGTGGCCTCTTCGGCGCGCAGCTGCTTGCGCTTGCTGCGCAGCTGCTTCATCTGCGCCTGCAGTGCAGTTCTTTTTTTCTGCAGCATCAAAATTTTAAGCATGGTGTTTAAATCTCCTTTTCAATTTTTCTTTCTGCGCCGCAAGGCGCTGAGCCTTTAAGTCTGCCGCGGCCGCGCTGCGGGCGGAGACAAAAGTCTGCTCATAGGCTGGGAATGTGCACACACTGATTTCCCACAGCTTTGATATTTTGGTGATCGTGCGCCGGGTGCGTCCACCTGGGAGCTCGGTGTACTCTACGGATTCCTCATCGAAGCCAAAGCTTGCCTGATCGACGTCGCCCCGCTGGCAGCGGGCGTGAAGGCTTACGGCGTCGGCATCCTGCGCGTTGATTTTGATGGAGCCAAAGAGCCCAATATCATCAATGCTGATATCCAGCGTGTGTGCAGTTGTACGCCCCAGCACAAGGTGGGGCAGGTGATCGATGAGGGCGCGGACATCGCTCATCTCCGCTCCGTCAAAAGCGTTGCGGGCCACGATTTCCTCAAAATACTCGTCGATCACATAGGGCTGTTCGAAAACCACGAAGTAGCCCTCGATGATCATGTCCTCGCCATCGGTGCGGGTCTTGAACTCAGTGCGCCGGGCGCGGGTAATCGGTACATCATTCATCGGTTGATTCCTCCTCGATTTCGTTATCCTGTAAAAGCTTTTTCTGCTTGCCGCTCATTTCTGCCGGGATGTAGTTTTCGAGTAGCTTGAATTCGGTGAGGCCTGCGGGGTCTCGGTCTGCATCCTCTCGCACCTCGTCGCCGGTGAGATAACCGCGGTCGGCCATCGAAAGATCCATGTCTATCAGGCTTTTAAAATCATAGGCATAAAGCCGGCGGCGCGAGATTTTGAAATACCGCCGCGAGGATGCAAGCAGTTTGAGTGTAAGTTCCTGCTCTATCCCCTGGCATATAGGGATATACACTGTGCGCACGGCATAGTTGTGCTCGCTGTTGCTAAATGTTCCAAGCCCGAGTGTAAAGCTCGGCACTCCGAAAATTGCGGCGACGGTAGCCTTGTCCAAATCCACATTATCCTTAATCGCCAAGTCTGAGAGCGACATCGGCTTAAGCTGCTCCACCTTGAGCAGATCGGCCGGAAAAATCCACGGCTTGCCCTTGCGGCTATCCGCGAGATATTCGTCTATAAATGCCTGCCGTTCAGCCTCATCGGAGAATGCATTATCTGAGTTCACGCCTATGAGCAGCGGCGGCCTGTAGTCCGGCGCATTAAGTGTGTCTTTGAGCTGTGCGGATGTGGCGAGACTATCGGCGATGCGCTGCGCCTGCAGTCTTACGCCGCGCCCCTTCCACGGCTGATCCGGATCCGTGTACAGGCGGAAGTGCAGCACTTCGTCGGGCGCATATGTAATGCCGTTCCACTGCACATAGTATCCCCCATTGGGATTGGCTATGGATACCGCCCCGGGCATCGGCTCAAGAGCGGTAAATCTCCCGTTCGAGCTACGCGGAAGCACGAAGGCTTCTCCGTCGCCGTCTCCGAGGAGCTGTGTAATGATCCAGTTCATCCAGCTCTGCCGCGTGGCCATGCCCGGCCACGGGTCTATATCAACGAATCGTGCGAGCTCGTCGCGGACGCGAATATCTCCCTTGCGGGAGTTTTCCATCAGGTAAATTGTCGCGCTTGAGATTATTGAAGCTATGCGATTTATACACGCGCTTATTTCCGGTGAATCCAGCAGACGGTGGTATCCCGGCGGCAGCCGCTCAGTGCTATCAACTATCCACATTCCCAGCGGCGATGCGGAGCGCTTTTTCTTTTTCCCAAAGAGGGGCAATTTCATTCCTCCTTTTTCCCGAACCACCGATCGGAAGCGGCAATTTTATCGGCATCGATCAGCATTCGCACTGTGGCGAAAACGCTTGCATCAAAAATGTCGATGCGGCTTGTCGGCGATAGCTTTTCATACTGCACTGCGTCGTCTACCTTTTCCTGCGCTCGGACATTGCTGATGCAGTACTCATACGGCTCGGCATGCATGTAATATAGGCATCCGATTTTTGCTTTGTGCTCGATATATCTAAATCCTTCGGATTTTTGCACATAAAGCTGCGGCTGATCAACTACGGTAAAGCCCGCACTCTTCATTGCGCTGTAATATTTGCGGGCGAATTTTCGATCATGCCCGACTTTTTTTATTTTGAATCCGTCGACATCCCGCCATTGCTTAAACTGCTTTACCGGCTCTGTGGGGTCCATCGATGCCTCATTCGGCATGTCCAACCAGCCATCTTCTTGCCATCCAAAAAGCGGGATATTGTCTTGATTTGCTTTCTCAGCCGCGGCCGTAATCGGGAACCAGCAGTGCGGGATGATTATTAATACATCCTCTGGCGGGGCCCATTCCGCCGTCGCTGCCTTTGCTGCCGGAATTTCCCCGACTATCGCCGCGGCCGTGAGATCGTGAAGCTTAGATAAATCCGCGCCGCCAAACCAGCTCTTACACAGGCGGGCCAGCTCCGGAAGAGTCCAGTTGTAGCGGGCGTCGGACCGCCTGAATTCGTCAACGTTGAACCATGCTTTATAGCTGTTAACGAATAGATTCAGGCTGCGCGTAAAAAACTCTTTACGCAGGGAGGGGTTTTCTTTTGCGGCAAGCGCTGCCGCAAGCATATCATCCGGCCGGATGGTGATACCGTATGCAGGGTTAGCCATGCGATGTATTGCAGGATTTGTGTAATCCACAGCACCGTCAATGTCCCGCTCGGCTTCGGACATGAACACAAACGTTTTATCTGCCGCCGGCCCCGTTATCGTTCCGCGCAGGATTTTGGCCATGTAATCATGGTGCTGCGCCGCAAAGCCTGTGCCATCATCTCCGGCGGTAAATGTGCACAGAATCAACTTATTCGAATACGCCTTCATGCCGTCCTTGAGGCGGGTATATGGGCGGCTATCCTTGTACAATTCGAGCTCGTCGAGGTGGACGAGGTTTGCGTTGAATGCATCAAAGAGCTCAGGCTTGAATGCAAGCGTTTCAAGGCTTATCGAGCCGCCCCAAATCTCTCCCTTGATGCTGTGGCCAAGCGATGAGTTGAGGAGCTGAAGCTTGCCCTCCGGATTGCCGTCCTCGATCAGGCCGAGTTCACCGAAGTTGTATACCAGCCAATCAAATCCCTCCATGCCTTGTTTGAGCGAGCCGGCTACCGTTTTAGCCTTTGAGCCTGATTTTCGATACCACAGCGCAAGGCAAGTTTGCAGTGCTTCCGCCCATGTTGTTTTTACCGTTTTCCGCGGTGCGAAAATATCGGCCTCGGTGAAGCGCCGGAGATCCGTTCCCGCCCAGTAAAAGCCGCATATCGCATAGGTGCAGTATAGATGCCAGGGCATCAGCTCGAATGGCACGCCTCGCAGCGGAGTGCCGTCCATTCGCTCACCCTGAGAAAAAGTAAAAAGGCCGGTCATCAGTTCGATGCAGAATTCAGCGAGTGCAGGGCGAAAATCATATTTCGGGGATTCTAAATCATCGAGGAAGCGGCGGCATCCCAAGCGCATAAACTCATGCTGTCCGGGATCCTCGCTGATCTTTTTTGCATAGTCAAATGCGAGCTGAAAATGGGGCGCCTCAGTCATACGCTTTTACCTTCGCGCAAATGGCATCGAGCTTGTTGCTTATATCGTTTTTGTTCTTGCTTGCCGCGTCGTCGGGCTTCTTGCCCTTAAGTCTTTGCAGTCCCTTCGGCGTCAGGCCGAGGGCATCGCGGTAAGTCAGGATCTCGCGCCGCTGATTTAAAATCGCGGTGTAAAGCGGATCATTCGGCGATGGCGCGGATTGCTCATTTTTTGCTGTTGCCTTCCACGCCTTCATTGTTCGGGCATGCTCCCGCTCGAGAATGCACAGCGTATGGATCGCGCTATCGAATGCAGGCTCATAAATTCCGAGGGCGCTGAGCTGCGCCGCATATGTCTGTTCTTTACTCGCCATCGCTGCGTGTTCACCTCCGTGCGATCGTGTGCGCGGGCGGCCGGGCCCGGGCGCGAAAATTGATTATTAAGGCCTTCTGCCTTTTTGTTTTTTTCAAAAAATTTTCCCTGCGTGTGCGCGAGGCTCCCCGCCCAGCTGCAAGCCCCCCTATTTTTCGGAGGCTGAGGGTGGGGGGGTGCGTTTTCTCCAGCGCTCGCCGTCGGGCGTGAGCTTCCGTGTTGTCCGTTCGTGCATCTTATCGTGATTCGACGCCGAGAGGCTGATGAGATTCCATGCGCAGTATGCGTACTCCGGATAGTCCTCCGCCGGCCAGATGTGATGCACCACTTCTGCCGGCTCGTACTTGCCATACCTCCGCGCCTCCTGGCACATATAGCCGTCGCGGTGTAAGACTCTTTCCCGCAGTCGACGCCAGCGGCGGTTTTTCCTGCTGTAATCAAAATTCATGGCTTTCCTCCAAGAAAATTAAAAAGCCGAAGCCGGCAACGATGCGCATTCATTCTGCTCATTGTTCCCGGCTCCGGCTGAAAAAGCACTGGCCCTTGTCAATATCGATTTTAAACTCTGCTTTGCAGGTACGGCAAAATACCGCGAGGTTTACCGCGGCTGTATCCGGATAGATCCGTATAACTTTTCGATTCCGGCGGCAGCGCGGACAGACGAGAAAACCGTCTCTCACACTTAGTACTTTACCGCATTTCTGTTCGTTTAGCAAGTCCATTCTGTTTTTTTCTCCTACCAATAATATAGGTTCCAAGGCAGAAAAAATATAAAAAGCACTATTTAATGTTTTTTCTTTTTCGGCCGACGGCGAGCTTTTTTGCCGCGCGGGCCCTTAATTACAATGTATTCCAGTACGCGGAATGAACCGTACAAATTCCTCTCGGCTGATTCTGCGAGAATAAGCGCTCCCTTCGGTGGATTAAGCTGCGTATCGTTTTCCACCCTGAACGTTTCCGTTTCAGGTTTTTTGCAATTTCGGGTATAGCTCCAATTTCGCTGGCCGGTTTTCTCGGCGCGTTCCTTGCACATGTACGCGGCGAGCGATGCATAATTTTTTTCGGCATCGACGCGCAGGGACCGGAAGTGTATTTCTCCCTGCCCCCACAATTTAAGTATTGTATTATAATCATCGCCTGTGGCGTTGATCACGACGTGATGATGATACCGGCCCTCTCCGTGACGGCTCTCGGTATTCCACACCATCACAAGCTCTTTGCCGTGCTTCTTGCGGTCCGCCGCGAGCTTTGCACGAAAATATTTAAGCTTGCTTTCGGCCGCCTTGCGGCTGGCAGGCAGGTGCTCATCATCGTAAGTGAGCGTGCAAACAAGGTCCCCCCGCTCGAAGTTCGCAGCAAGCATAAGTTTAAGCTTTTGCTTGCTGTAAACTAAATTCATTCGCTGCTGCGCCTCGGAGGATAACTTTTGCTTCGCAGCGCGGACATGCTCGGCGCTGCGGCTGGTGACTGCCGGATATATAGCCTCAATTACCAGCGGCCCAGCGACAATTATTTTTTTCCACTTCGTTTTTGCCATTTCTGCTCCTTACGCGCCACCTCAATGCCGCCGGGGATTTAAAAAAAAAGAGAAGAGGTGAATATAAAAATAAAAGAGGAAGGAAGAGGGGGAAAAGGAGAAAGGCCCCCGGCGGCATCCGCCTTTGTATCTGTCTCTCGGACTCGGCGGACTGCCCGGGAGAAAATGCAGCCTCTCGGCTCAGATATGGGCGATACCGTCGCCCATATCTCAACCGCCGCCCCTTTACGGGGCGGAGTGAGATTGTCTTTTCCTTGCGACGGTGCGCCGCCGCTTTGCGTTTTTTATAAGGTTCACCGCTTCTTCGCGGCTCATGCCCTGCATTTTGAGCTTCTGCTCTATCGTGCCGAAGGTGCAAGCATTGCTATATTCGCCGTAACTCATCCCTACGGCCTTCGCTTCAAGCGCTACCTCCTCGATATCTTTGCCGGTAAGATCAAAAGATCTTCCCGACCTGCGAGGCCGAGAAAAGACGCGCTCAGGCTCGGGTTTTTCCGGGCCGAGTGTTGTTTTTCTTCTGCGCCGTTTTTTAGAACATTCGGCGCAGTATATCCTTCCATGTGCAATATCTATGGGTGCCCCGCAGTTGGCGCAGCGTCTACGGCTTGCAGGGATTTTTTTATCCGCCATAGCTCGCCCTCACTTCTGCGCAGCTGCAAAAATCATCCTCGCTCGGCTCAACCATCCCATGGGCGTGGGCGCAGCTTGCCGCCTCGATAACATTGTAAAACCTGCAGCTTCGACACCGGATCACCGGCGCATTTATTTTCAGCTGCGTGATTTCTGCGCGCAGGTCCTGTATAATCAGATCTTGCTCAGTCATTTTCTTATTTCCTTTCTGTAAACACAGATTTTCCGATGTACACTGCGTAGTCTTTTTCGACGGAAGCGCCGGAGCTGTATTCCCAGTTCTCGAGCAGATACACCGCGTCAGCCGTGTCGATCATCGCAAAGCAGATGCGCATGTAGTCCGCCGTACGCATGCCTTCCGGCAGCTCGGCGGGATTTAACACGATATGTCCCTGTGCTTCAAGGTTCATCGCGGCGGCCTCAAATTTCTCTTTGTAATCGGGCTCGCCGGTGATCTTTCCGGCTATGTAAATTATCATTAGTCTTTCCTTTCTCCGTAGCTGCAAAAGCTATCCGGTGTCGGTTCAAACACGGCATAGTCAAGGGCGCATTCAGTGCTATTCCAGTTCTTACAGTCCTTGCAGTGCACCACTGGTGCAGCATCGGCGGCGGGGAATGTTTCGATTACGGCGTATACCCCGTCCGTAAAAAGCTTTTCAGGGAGGCTATATTCGCCTAAACCACGCCGCTTAAATTCGGCTATTAGTGCTTCGCGTTCTATGTATTCGGTCATTGTCAGCCTCCTTTTAAAAGCCGAACCTTCTGCCGGCTAGAAATTCCTTGCCGGTTATGGTCTCAAGGTGAGCACGGATTATTTTCAGTTCCTTTAATATTTCGATAAGAATATCTTTCATTTTGCCCTCCCTTCCGGCGCGCACAGCTGGCCGGATGAATATATTTGATATAAGCTTTTGCCTGTGCCGTCCGTCATGTACGGCAGAAACACTTCGTCTATTGCTGCATCACAACTTTCAACCAGCGCCGCTTGCGCAAGCACCCAGTCGCGCACATTTCGCCATGCAACGCGCGCAGACTGCTCGGGGGTGCACTTGATGCCTTGCTTTTTGAACACGCGCAGCGTCCCTTCTATCGGTGCCGGCAAGGCAAAGCCGCGCAGTCCGCTTGCCGTATCAACGCAGAATGAAATAGCTAAAGCTTTACCGCCGGCGTATTCAATCATGATTTTTGAAGCACCGACGCGCGCGAGCGCGGCTTGTATTTCCCCAACAGATGAAGAAACATCAATCTTCGTGGTATAGTTTTTTATCATTGTCTCAGCCCTCGTGTTTCCGTTCTATTGAACGCATAAGCTTAAGAATGTCCTGGGCATACGGATATCCTTCCGCATCGTCGTGCACGACATCGGCAAGAAAGATTTTCATTTCAAGCCAGCACTTCATATAAAATAAAGGTTTAATATCACTCTTCATTCTCATTCCTCTTTTTCGCACCATGCCGGGCGCTCAATCTTTTCCGGCAGCATGTTCGGCGTGGGGTTGCTTATAACGCGGCCGTTGCCCCAGGGCGGCGGGAACGGCGCAAAGCACCGTGCCGCCGTATATCCGCCGCGGAAGCGCTCAAATCCTAAGTGCTCGCATCCTTCGCAGCTATGCATCTAACTCACCCTGCATTTTATCAACGAGGGCGCGGACTGCGGTCGTGAGCTTTTGAGCGGTAGCCGGATCCGTTGCCTTTACTTTCAGCAGACTGCCATGGAGCTTATTGAAATCTTCCTGCACCTGCTCAAAAATCTGCTTGAAAACCGCCGTATTTGGGTCGGCGAGCGACTGAGATTTTTTGAGTTTCTCGAGCTCGGCGGCCTTTTCCTCGGCCTTTTCCTCCGCCTTCTTTATTTTTGCCTTGAGCTTCTCGGCCTTGAGTCCAGCCTCTGAAAGCTCATTTTTAACTTTAGCCATCTTCTCGGCCCACTCGGCGTCGTTCTTGGCTCGTGCGGCAGTGACGGCCTCCTCGACCGCCTTTTCGTCAACCTCGACGGCGACTTCGACCGGACGGGCGCGCAGCTCGGTTAGCTCCTTCTCTGCCGCGGCCTTCTGCGCCTCGGCGTTGCCGAGCTTCTCCCGCAAAAGATGCAGCTCCTGTTTTGCCTTCTGATACTGCTCGTCGGCCTTCGCCGCCCCGTCGGCGGCCTGCTGCACCTGCTCCTCTGCCTTCGCCGCTCGCTGCTCGGCCTCGTCCCTTTGCTTGATCAGTTCGTCGAGCTCGCGCGCCGACATGTGCTCAACATCATGCTTTTCGGCAAACTCTTCCCGCTCTTCTTCCGGCACCGCAAGCAGCCTTAATGCGTTGGAAATACTCAAATTTTTCAACGTTGCACAATTTAATTCTGCTCCAAAAAGGCTTGTCTGCTTATCGCCGTACTCCTCGAAAAGACGCATAAGGCGCGACGCTGACGATGGAGAAAACTCCGTCTGCTCTTTGAGGTACGGCAGCCAATGCCCGTGATCGAGCATCGCCTTTGCCTCAGTCAGTCGGCGGCCTATCTCGATGCCATACCACAGCGTCATGTGCTTCGCCTGCTGTGTCAGGCCGCGGATTTCAGCCCCGATGATATCGGGTGTTCGCTGGATCTGAATCTCATTCATGCCGCTTTCTTCTCCTTTTTCCTCTTGTTTTTAATTTCTTTTTTCTTGGCCTGCTCTGCGGCATGCCACGGAGCCAGTATCTCTTTTTCCCATCTTGCGCAGAATTCCAGCACCTGTGCGGGGATGTTGTGCCGGTACTCTTTGTGCGGGCCGTGGTGTTCGTTGCCGTAGCCGTGCAGCTGGATCCTGCGCGGCTTATCGCCACGAAGATCCTCGTTAAGCGTGTAATAGCTTCTTTCCGGTCGGCGAGTGTGCCTGATAAAAAATATCGGTGTCCCGCTCAGATGGCTTTTCCCGTAGCCTCCGACGCAGTGCCGCAGCGTCCTGCCTTCCGCGACAAGCTCGGCATTCGATGCCGGGCAGATAATGCAGAGCTCACCGTCGGACCATTCAAGCGGTTTCAGCTTTGCCTTGAGCGCCGCAAAGTTTTTGGCGGTGTCCGCATCCGCGGAGGCTGCGAGCTGATCGGCAATCCTATCGTGTGCCGTCAGCAAGTCTCGCGGCCAAAGCTCCTCCGACGTAAAATCTGTGCGATCGGGGTATGCCTCGTACAGCATTTGCCGATAATCTATCAGCAGTCCGGCCGTATCGGGTCCCTCCCGCTCAGGCTGCTTCGCGGCGTATTTATCCAAATCGCTTATCAACAGGCTGTCCTCTCCGACAACGTACCTGTCGGTGATTCGGTCAATAGCGCTGCGGCCGTAAAAAAGTATTGCCGCATCGAGCTCTGCCGGCTGGATGGGCTCGCAGGCATCGTTATACAGCTGCCATAAGCGCAGCTCCTCTTCGCGCCAGCGCATTTGCCGCGCCTGCCTAAATTCCGGCTTGCTCATGCCGAGCATCTCATGGGGCTTTTTGCAGCGCCAATCAACTGTATCGTCGAGGATGCCTCTCCCGTTGGTAGGAATCATGCCGTATGCCGTGCTGCGCTCTACTGTGTCGCTGATCGCCTCAACAGTAAGCGCCTGCCAGCCGGTTTTTACGAGGTTTTCAATGTTTTTGTGCGTGTGCCACAAATTAAGATATACATAGGGCCACTTACCTCCGGCCTTTATATACTCTTCTACGCCGGTTTTTTCTGCGCTCGTGCCCTCTAAGGTGCTGTATCTGCTCAAAAAACCGCCGCCGAAGGTGCGCCCTTGGCATGAATCATAAGAATAATACAGGCGCTGCATCGGATCTCTCGCCCGATTTAGCCGGCGCCACTCATTAAGCTGCGCCTCGCAGGTTATAAATTCCCCGCGGCGCGTGTGGGCGTAGCATCTCAGGCTGCCCCGCTCTGTGAGCACGGCCGCATCACGCGGCAGGATGCTGCTCATATCTCCGGTGCCGTCGGCGGTGATAGTCTCCCTCGCTATCCATGTCACCAGCGCGAAGAGGTTGTCGACGAGCTCGACGGAGGTGTAAAGCCGCTGATAGCTCCGTCCGGACTTGAGTGAGCTGTATTTAATAAACTGTGCGAGCTCTCCGCACATGGGGCAGCATGTGGAATCTCCCTCGGTAAGCTCTACACGCTGGTATCCGCAATAGATATCATCCTCGTCGGCATTGTCTACCCAGCCCGGAAAAACCTCATTATCCTCCGCTATGCACATCAACGGTCCGCTCATGCTGCCGTGACTGTGCCAGCCGGTGTAAAACTCCTCGCCGCAGGATGTGCAGCGGCAAAGGCCGCCCCAGCGGTATCGGCGCTTGCCCGCTCCGATATCGAACCCCCACTCTCCGAGCTCTTCGGGATCTACGCTAACTCTGCGGTAGGTGATAAATGTGGGGTGCAGCTCCGGATCATCGGCCGCGGCGCAGTACACCTCGCGCGGCGGCGTCGTCGGCAAGAGCTGCATTATCGCTGTATCCGTCATCGCGCACCTCACAGGAAATCGGAGAGATCAATCACGCCGGGCTTGTGGCGCGGAGCTGCCCCCACCTCCGGCAGACCGTAAAACTCGCGGATTATCTTCTCGGCAGCCTTCGGGGAAACGTAGGCGAAGTTTGCGCCCTTCACGCGATTTTTATCCGCAAAGGCTTTTATCTTTTTCTCGCACTCGATGAGGCTCATCCCCTTGTTTTCGAGGTCGGCAGCGACGAGCTCGGCGCAAGCGGGATCCTCGCAGATCTCTTTAAGCTGCTCGCCGACTACCCAGGGCGCGGACTGCTCCTGCAACTTGGCCTGCTGCTCGGTGATTTTTTCAATGACATCACTCATAGTCGGCGCACCTCCCTGCCTTATACGCATGCAGGCTCATCTCGGCCACCGCCTGGCAGCGAGAGAGCAGCTTTTTCAGCACCTCGGCCTGAATGTGGCACTTGAGCCCGAGATCAACTCCCGCTCCGGTGCTGGAGCATATCACCTTCATGTCGCCGAGCACGCCGTTTTCGTCGGACTCAAACATGCTCTCCTGCACCGCGTCATCGCGCGGCGTGAAGATGAAAAGCAGCGGATAACCGCCGTCGTTGATCTCACAGTCGAAGTCCGTATTTTCGCGCGTGAAGCGCAGCAGCTCGGCTTTTGATGCCTCGTAGCCCGAAACGGCTACCTCAATGTATTTATTCATGGCTTTCCTCCTTGAATTTTGAGGAGATCCGTGATATATTTAAATCAAGAGATCCCCTCGGATTTCGGTTTTTTGATCGCGGCGCGGCTTTGCAGGAGGCGCCGCGATTATTTTTTTGCCTTCTTCGGCGTGATTTTGTATGTCGCGCCCCACACCTTCCGGGCGCAGCGCTCGCAGCGCGAGCTTTCGAAAATGCCCGGCTGCTCCTCCAGCTCGTAGCCGGCTTCGAGGTCGGCGGCGCAGGCAAAGCAGAGATATAATACTTTTTCCATCAGTACGCCTCCCGGAAAATATTTGCCGTGCCGTTGCCGGTAAACCAAAGATACCCGCGCGGCAGTTCCCTTGCCACCGCCACGCCCTGCTTTTCCATGCTCCATCTTGCGAGCACATCCGCCGCCAGCATGTACAGATCCGGTGTAATGGGATTGTACGGGCTGTACCCGTAGAATTGATCGGGCGCGGCGGCCTGACTGTACGGCGAACCGCCCCAAGCGTCTACGCGGTTAAGCACCGCCCACATGGTCTGCGCTTGCCCCTCACGGGTGCAGCCCCTCGCCTCGCCCCATGCCATCTGCGCAAGGGCAATTATGTCCGCTTCCGAGAAATACATCTCGTACTCAGGCTCTTTTACCTCCACGACGCACAGGCCCGCGGTGTTCACCTTCGGCGGCGACGGCTCAAACTCCGGAGCCGGCTGCGCACCATCGAGCGCGAGGCTGATGAGCACGAGGAGCATGAAGATCATCGCGCACAAAACCGCTATCGCTATGTTGCTTGCGCGCATCCCGCTCACCTCCTTCCGATTGCCGCGCGGCTTTCCTCGATGGGGATATCCAGCGCGGCGGCCACGCTTAACGCGGTGCCTATCTTCCACTCGGCGGAGGGCTTCTTGAACAGCGTCTCGATCTGCGTACGGGACAAATGCACCTTGTCCCCTATCTGCGTGTTGGTCAGATTGAGTGCGGCCTTGCGGCCGAGAATGAGCTCCTTGAACGGATCGCGGGGCTTCTTATCAAATCTTGTCTTAGGCATTCGGCACCTCCCGCTCAAAGAGCCACTCAAGCGGCACGGCGGGGAAAAAGGTATCGCGGATCTTGGCCGCCTCGCCGTATGTAAAATCGGTTTTCCCGCTCAGTTTGTTCCAAAGCGTTTTCTTGCTCACCCCGATGAGGTTTGCAATTTCTTTCTTTTTTACGCCGCTGCGCGCGGCGTACTCGTCAAGCACACTGTACCCCAGCACCTGCCTTGTCCTCCCTCTTCGTTTCGAGTATATCCATTGCCATGATCGCACCGGTGAGCTGATCAAGGATCTTCACCTGAAGCTCGGGCGGCAGCTTTGCTATTTTCTCTACCATGATTTTTTCTTTTTCGCTCAATGTTTTTTCACTTCCTTTCACAGAAAAAGCGTTCGTTGTTCCCTTTGTCAACACAAATATACCACACCGCATTCCCTTTGTCAACATATTTTCGCAAAATAATTGCATCTTTTGTTGACTGTGAGAACATATTATGTTATCATGTGAACGAAAGGAGGTTGACGTTTTGATTGATAGAATTAAATATGTGCGTTCCGCGCTTGGGCTGACGCAGGAACAATTTGCAAGTAAAATTGGTCTGAGCCGGAACTATGTCGCAAAAATTGAAATCGGCAACAGGGAGCCCAGCGACCGCACCATATCAGATATATGCCGAGAATTCGGCGTAAGCGAAACATGGCTTCGCACCGGCGCGGGCGAGCCGTTCGCCCCGCCGAGCAGGGCGGATGAGATGGGGCGGCTTGTGAAAAGTCTGATGGCGGATAAGCCGGAAACATTCCGAACGCGGCTTATAACCGCGCTGCTGCGCTTCGATGCCGACGGTCCCGAATGGCAGCTGCTTGAAGATATCTACAACAGCATCGCAGCGGACATAAAAAAAAGAGACTGACCAGTGATTGGTCAGTCTCTTTTTTCCGTTATGCAGCTACAAGATAGCTGTATATAAACCTCAAATCCTCCAGGCTCGCGCCCGCCAGCGTTGCGGTGATCTCCTTCATCAAGATTTCCCGCTCCTCGTCCTTTTTCATTTTTTGCTCTCCCTTCACTTTTTAATTTTAGATAACATTTCATATTTTTCTATCCGATTAAGACAATAGCACAAACGCATATAATTTTCTATATGTTTTATGCACAAACATAATTCGCGGGGTTTGTGCACCTTGCGCGGCAAAATTCGTGGTTAATGTGTACAATTTTACATATTCCGCTTTTTGCGCACCGCCGAAAATGTAAAAATCGGTAGCACAATAGCAAGGAAAGTAGTAAAATATTACTTGCCAAAATAAAGAAAGAGGAATGATGGGGCAATGAAGACATGTTTGCAATGCGGGAAAAAGGGTCTTTTCCTGCGGCTGTCAGGTAGCGGCTTATGCGTCGAGTGCCAAACGGCACAGAATGAAGCCGCCCAACAGAGCTATAATAACCTCGTTGGA